GAGATGCCGCCACGGGAGGACTAGCAAGCGGAGTAGGAAGTTTTGTAAATGGACTATTCGGAGGCGGAGGAGGAATAAATTATCACGACCAAAAAAAACTAATGGAAAAACAGCACGGGTATGAATTGGAAAACATGGATTATCAAGCGAAGCTTAACGAAGAAATGGCACAGAGGAATCAACAGCGCCAAAACGAATACTTCGGAATGACAGCAGAATACAATTCAGCGAAAAACCAAAAACAACGCCTGGAAGAAGCAGGATTAAATCCTGCATTAATGTACGGAAGCGCAGGAAGTGGCGGAGCAGGGACAGGAAGCACGGGAGGAGCAAGCGGGAGCGGTGTCGGACTATCGCAAGCACAAGCAGTAGGTATGGGACTTCAATTAAGCCAAATCAAGGCACAAACGAACTTAATGAATGCAGAGAGCGCCAAGGCATATGCAGAAGCGAACAAAATCAAAGGAGTTGATACAGAAGCAGCAAAACAAGGAATCAAAGAGAGCGAAGCGAAAGTTGATGAAATTATCGCAAAAATACCTTCAGAAAAACAACAATATTACGTGGGAAAGGCATATGAAGAATCACTCAAGGCAGCTAAAGAGTTAAGCGAAAGTCTAGCAGCAAAAACAGACCAAGAGAAACTTAACCTCAAAGTACAAGAGCATATATTATTTAAAGAATTCGATAAATTAGTTTCTGAAATTGACGGCGTAAATCTAGACAACGACCAAAAAATAATCATCAAAAATTCATTGCAAAAAAGTATAAATTCTCAAATATACCTAAACACAATGAAAGCAATGGAGGCGGCAGCCAATGCCAAGTTCACAAACGAAAACATGAAAACTATCCAAGGACAGTTAGACCTATGGGCAGCACAAGCGGAAAATTGGAAAGGACAGAGGGAAAACATCCTGAAACAAATCGAAGCACAAATAGAGCAGTGGAACAAGGAAAATAAATTTACAGAGAAAAAATTAAATCTAGAAGAAACAAGGCTTATAGCAGATATAATCCTAAGAAGTCTAGAAGCTGTGCAAAAAATCGGTCAAATAGTAGGAACAGCAATGATTAAGTAATATATATGTGTTTATATCCAAAATTAATTCCAAATCCTAAGTACAGGACATCTAAGAAGAGAGGGTACTACAAACCCTCTCCACATGATGCAAGACTGAATTATGTACCAGTAGCATGCGGGAAGTGCTACGAGTGTAGAAAAAAGAAAGCTAGAGAGTGGAGAATCAGACTAGCCGAAGAAATAAGGCACAACAAGAGTTATTTCGTAACATTAACGATTGACGATGAGAATTTAGTAATGTTGAAAAACGAACTAGAAGTAAAATCAGTTAAAGGAAACGAAAACAATATAGCAACACTAGCGCTAAGAAAATTTCTAGAACGATGCAGAAAAAAAACAGGAAAATCACTAAAACACTGGTGCGTAACCGAGTTAGGAGAAGATAAAGGAAGAATACATTTACACGGGATATTCTTCGGAAACCAGGCAGCGGAGCTAGTAATTGAAAAGTGGAAATATGGGTATGTATTCATCGGTAATTTTGTAAACGAAAAAACAATTAATTACATCAGTAAATACATGCTAAAGGATGACTTAAACAATAGAGAATTTACAGGAAAAGTGTTAACAAGTGCAGGAATGGGGAAACAATACTTTGAACGCGGAGACTGGAAATTTAATAGATACAATGGGGAAAACACAAGAGAATATTACGTATTCAAGAACGGTACTAGGGCGATGATGCCAAGGTATTACAAGGACAAGATTTACAGCGAAGAAGAAAAAGAATTACTTTGGCTACAGAAACTAGATAAAGGCGATACATGGGTGATGGGGGAAAAGTGTAAGATAGATTCAGTGGAGTACAAGAATCTCCTAAGTTACTACAGAGAACAAGCAAAACAAATACACGGAGATAATATAGCTCTATGGAAGGAAAAACAATATTGGCGAAGACTAGAAAAACAAAGAAGTATGTACAGAAAACGAAGGAATATGAATGAATATATCGACAGACAAACAGCAGAGAGAATAAACAACTACGAAATTGGGTGTTGTCCGTTCTGACACACGAAAGTTCGCCATGCTCGAGATGCTCGCTGTACTCGACAGACATGAAGGTGTTGCTTCGCAGCTCATTACTCTCCTCACTTCGTTCGGCCGTTCCTCGTTCTCCCAACTCGTCACTCAGGCACGATCGACCCGGTCGAGACGTGTAACAGCATCAGGCTGTTCTTTGTCTCGGCAAAGAACCAAACCGACCCCCTCACTCATTTTTTATTAGCAATGCTGATGGGGAAGTGTTAAAGAAGTGTTAAAGTCAGTCATTTGTTTGGTTGGCTTATATTTTTGTGTTATCTTTGTGGTGTGATAAAGAGATAAACACCATTAACAAACAAAAAACTTACAATTATGGAAAGAGAAATAGAAATAAAAGCTAAAGAAAACGACTCATACAGGCTAATCCTCAAGCTAGAATTAGACGAAGAGGACGAAGAGTTGTTAAAGAAAAGACTTCACTTACTTGCGTTATGGCCAAAATTAAGCAATGAACAGGGAGAAGTGATTGAAACACTGTTCGGATATTATTGGTACAAAAATTGTGAAATCAATATAATTAAATAATATGAATAAGATTTACAGCGTATTAAGAATAGATAATTGGGATAAAGCCCAATCAGTCTACGAAGGAAGAATTAGAGATTGTAAAAAAAGTTTAGAGACAATCGAAAAGGAATATCGACAAAGAGGCTGGAAAACAAAATTATACGATTACGCGCTAATCATAAAATCAGCGACATCAAATTACCAACAATACATCTACTTAATTCACGAACCTGAATTTTAATATGAGAAACAAGACAATAGCGGTGATTGCCGACAAAGAGACAGGAGTCGTCAAATCAATAGAAACAGAGGTAATTATCTTACAGAAGGAATTAGAATCCGAAATGAGATGGGAATGCATGGAAGCTATTAAGAGGCTTATAAACAAAAAGAAATACAAAATTATTAACATAAATACTTACTTTTATGACTAAAGAACAGAAAGAAAAATTAATTACAGCAGTGGTTACATTTATTACCACAGTGTTAAGCATCCTGTTTTTACAAGCATGCACAATGAGTATGAGTATTGCGAAAAACAATAACGGTACTTTCGAACAAAGACATGAAAACAGTACTAACGTGGATAGCACGAAAATTAATAACAATTTTAATAAGTAAAAATTATGGAAAGAAATGGAATGAACTTATTCAGAGTCGAGAAAACAAAAGTAAACGAAGAGGAAAGATTCGTAATTGTGTGCGGAAAATATCGCGCATCAAAAGTGGAATTCAAAACAAAAGAAAATGCAGAAGACTACATAGCAAACATGATAGATTGGGACATGTTAGTAACCATTGTAGGACAACTAAGCGAACATATCGCAGAAAAAAAAGTAAACGAAATGTTAAATAATAAATAAGTAAGACTATGGTTAAAAAAACTATTGGAAAAAATACACTTGGCGACAATAATAAGATGAAAGTCGCTATGCGTGACTATGAAAGAAGTACACACAACCTATCATACATTTGGAGAAACACACAAGCACCGGGAACGCTAGTTCCCTGCATGAAAATTCTAGCAACACCGGGAACGACTTACAAGATTAAGGCAAACAGTCACATTCTGACACATCCTACAGTCGGGCCTCTATTTGGAAGCTATAAGTTTCAAGTGGATATATTCACAGTACCCATCAGGTTATATAATGCGTTGCTTCATAACAACGCACTAAATGTAGGGCTTGACATGGCAAAAGTTAAATTTCCTAAATTCGCAATAACATTAGGGAAAGACAGTTCTAAAACACCGTGGAGCAGCAGCAGCCTGTTAACTTATCTAGGGTTCCGGAACAAAGGTCGCGAATTATCTGACTCACTCGATTTTACGCATAAATTTAACGCAATTCCTGCAATCGCGTATTATGACATCTTCAAAAATTATTACGCAAACAAACAGGAAGAAAAATTCTATACAATTGGAGTAGGAGACGTGACAGAGGTGCAAAATCCAACTACAACCAGCTCACCAATTAGAGTGATGGCGGAGGCTCTTGTAGGATCGGAACAAAATTGGGAACTAGTAACCAATAGCTTTATGAATCTGTATTATGCAGAAAACAAAATTGTACAATATGTAATTGAAATAGCAGATACAGTATTTCCAAGTAACGGAGATATTAATCAATTAATATTAATAGGCGAATACCTATCGGATGCAACGAATGTTATAGGCACTTTCGAAATCACAGCAAAACAAATGGCAGGAAATGCAGCGCTTTCCTACAATAATCAAGTATGGAGCATCCCAGTAAACTGGCACGATAAACCTGAATACAGAAACATCAGATTAACAGGCGTCAAGACATCAGGTTCGATCAAACTAAATGAATACGAACTCGAACAAATTGATAAAACCAGAGAGGAAATTCTATCACTAGGAAGTCAAGAAGGTTTAATACAGCACGAAACCGGAAAAGGAAACATAACGCAAAAGTATCTAAAAGACCTAATCAGCTTAGGAAGAGAATTTTACAGCGCATATCCACAAGTAGGACTAGCGATTAAGACTTACCAGTCCGACATCTTTAACAATTGGATTAATACAGAATGGATTGACGGAGAAAACGGAATCAACGCAATTACAGCAGTGGACGTATCAGACGGAAAGCTAGAGTTAGATACACTAATCCTAGCAAAAAAAGTATACAATATGCTCAACCGAATCGCAATCAGCGGAGGAACATATAATGACTGGATCGAAACAGTCTATACAACTGATTATGTAAGCAGAAGCGAGATACCTGAATACCAAGGAGGTATGTCAAGCGAGATCCAATTCCAAGAAGTAGTAAGCAACAGCGCAACCGAAAACGAACCTTTAGGAACGTTAGCAGGACGAGGAATTAATACCGGAAAGAAGGGAGGAGATATTACTGTGAAGGTAAGCGAGCCATGTTATCTAATAGGAATATGCAGTATTACACCAAGAGTCGATTATTCACAAGGAAACGATTTCGACATCATGCTAGACAACCTCGACCAGATCCACAAGCCACAGCTTGACCAAATCGGCTTCCAAGATTTACTTACATGGAAAATGGACGCAGAACAAATCGTGTATGCGAATGGAGTACTCAAGGAGTATAGCGTAGGAAAACAGCCTGCATGGATAGATTATATGACAAACTACAACAAAACATACGGAAACTTCGCCGTAGGAGAACCAGAGGCATTCATGGTGTTAAACAGAATTTACAAAACCGAATGGGAGGGAAATACGCCGAAAATAAACAACTCAACATACATTGACCCACAATCATATAATTATGTATTCGCAGATACAGACTTACAATCAATGAATTTTTGGGTGCAAATCGGATTTGACATCGAAGCCCGTATTGTGATGAGCGCCAAAGTAATGCCAACACTTTAATATTTTATAACATGAAAAAAGTAGGAATTAATTACAGAAGCAAGCTAGGAACAGCTTTAGTAGAAGGTGAAAGACTTGAGTCAAAAATTGACAGAATGACTCAAAACAACGAACCTATCGGAGATAGCGCGCCACTAATCTACACACCAAGGAAAGATGGAGTAATAGCAGCGTACGACATTCGTACAGATAAGTGGGATATTGCCTTAGATGCGATGGAGAAAGTTAATCGAACAAGAGGTAAGATATCAGAGCTAGGTGGTATGCGCGAAGCTAAGAAGAGTATCGACGAAGAAGCGAAAAAAGCCGTAGCCAACGGTGCAATTGAGTCGAAGAACGAACTTAATTAGCATGTTACCACTTTAGTGAACGAAGTTCATACGTGTGAAGTGCACGACCATTAAAACCGAAGATTTCGCGGGGACGCACGGCATAGATTGTCCAATAAGTTTACCGCGGAATCCTCTTTAAAGAGGGTGGTACGCACGTAGCATATATTATCTAGTTATAATGTAAAACTCTTTAGAAAAGAGCGAAACCAATGTAAAAAATTATTATTATGGGATTTATTAAGAATGCATTAGGAATGATTGGAGATGCCGCCACGGGAGGACTAGCAAGCGGAGTAGGAAGTTTTGTAAATGGACTATTCGGAGGCGGAGGAGGAATAAATTATCACGACCAAAAAAAAC